CTCCTATGGTGCTTCGCAATTTTAGCGAAGGCTTCCTGAAGATCGCAGATTAACTGGTAAAACGGCTCATCCGAGCTATTGTTATAATTAACTGGGACATGCAACATAAGGTCCATCACCGTTGTGGTAGTACCTTCTGGTCCCTTTCTCTTGAGGGTTAGAGGAATACATTTAGAATCCCCCAGAAACCCCGTTTCAACGCGGTCAGCCATCAAACTTATACTACCTACCCAAGCACTCATAGTACTCTCCTATTCAGCGGTTAAAAGTTTTATGCTTACTCTTTGTGCTTCAGGAAGCGAAAGATTTAACAGTCGCCTCCGATTCGCAGGATTCAAACTATCGTGCAGCGTCACAATGCAGTTTGCAGTCTGAACATCGACCACATAACCGTCGAGTTCTTTGTATTGGTTCTCGTCTACGATTGTTCGTAGATCCTTGAGTCTTTGTCTTTGACGGGTACTAAGCATCCCGTTCCTCTCTGATTTCTTCTACGATCTTCGTGAGCATTTTAGTATCCATGCAACGGAGAGATTCAGCGTATGTTGCTCCAAAATCGTCGTCTGAGATAGGGTTAATGCAAAACTCATCTCCCCAAATCTTATGGCAAACTTTAGCCAGATCCTCGCCGTTTTCTCCAATCGCCTCTAAACTGTTAAACCCTTCCGCCGGAAGGGCAATAACCATAGGTCAGTAAGTCGATGCGTTTAGGGAGAAGTTAAAACTCTCGATGCCGCCCGTGAGTAAAACGGGACGCTTACATACGAGATGATAATGTAGCTTATCCAAACCCGAAGTAGGGATTTGGCTCAGAGCTTTTTTCACCAAAGAATGGTGTTGTGAAAAACTCGTTGCGTGTGCAACCATAAAACTTCTCCTATCGGCGTGTGCCGTGCTTCTACTTTTTATTCCGTGTCTGGAGGGCTATCCTCCAGGGGACACATGATTATAACACAATATAAAAAGGTTTCAAGCACTTCCTCAAAAAAGTTTGAGAAGAATAAAAAAGGGGACGCGCCTTGAAGGTACCCAATATTGCAACAAACAATAAAGAGAAGGCGCGTCCCCACGAAACTATTTAGAATTCAGATGCTTGTTTCTGCGCGTTTTGCTCATGTTCTACCCGCTCCTCATCGGTCAGGAATACGCGAAAGAAATACGCTATAGTCTCATGCAGTTCTCCGCGTGCAGGTTCCTCGTTATTTCTCATCCACCCTATGAGTACGAATAAAAGCTCGTTCTTTTGATTCGCTGTCAAGTTGTGGACGGCTTCCATACGTTCTGCGGTGTTCATTATTACCCCTTTAGTCCGTGTACGCTGTAATATCGTAAGCGTGGGTAAAACCCTTCTCCACAGAAATGTCAGAGAGGGGCGCTTCTTTTATCCTAAATCCGAAGGGGCCAGCGTCGGTAAAACCCTTCAATTCTTCTTCACCTAACGGCTTAGAAGAAAGCACGTCAAAGCACGACCGTGAGGGGCTGTGAAGGGTCCGCGTAGAGCGTACCTTAAAGCCCATGCCATCCTGCTCATACTTTGCGATGGTCCCTGCGGCGTCCTCCCAACCCTTAAAGTAACGCTCTCCAGGGTTGTGATGATAGAGCTTACCGGAAATTTCGCTGCGATAAGGTCGTTTACTTGTCATCGTTTTCTCCTTTGTAAATGCTACAGATTTCTCTGTGCTTTGCCAGGTTTTCTTTATCGCCAATCGGGATCGTTGTCGAACCACTCCGGGTGATTCGCGTAGGTCTCAGCGCTGTTGTTAACCGGATTATTCTGGTCAACGTCGCCCTGATTCTTCTCCTTTTCTCCTTTGTAAATAGAACAGATTTCTCTGTGTTCTTTCAAGTCCCGGCAGTAGATATCCTGCCATTTAGGCACAGTCCATGCGGCCTTAAATAGCTCCTCAAGATGGCTGCAAGCCTCGCAAGTTATCTGCGCTTGCTTCTGGGCGTAGTAATCGGCTTGCGCCCACTGATCTTCGTTGTCGGTATAATCGCTCATATTGTCCTCCTAATATCCTGCCGGGAGTCGAACCCGGTTAACCTGCAAACCGTGCAGGCAGGATACCCTCTTATTCGTCGCCCCGTTGGGCGCTTTTCAGGGCTTTGAGGATGCCCCGGATGTTTTGCAGGTTGTTCGCGTTCTTTATCTTACCTTGCACACGGTCCCTGATCTCCACGTCGATTGTATCCGGCACCACGAGATCCGTGATCCGTACCGGCATTTTAGTCCCGCGCCTGTGCGCTCGATCTTCGGCTTGCGCCCGTAGCACCATCGACCAGTTTTGGCTGAAGAATACTTCATGCCCGGTGTAAGTGTGGTCTACTTCATTAACACCGTATTCAGAAACGCTCACGTTTATCTGCCCGATGCTCTGCGGGTTCTCGGGATTATAACCGAGAAGATTCAGCCCCGCGCCTGCGGCGGCTGGATTGGCAACAAATATCTTGCACTCCGGGTCGTTGTTAAAGGCTTCAATCGCCTTCTCCCGGTTCTTTTGCGACGTTTGCCCGTAGTACGAAACAAAGCCGAGTTTGCGCCCTTTTCGTGCGGGGTTGTCGTTGTGCAGGGTCAGCGCCCGCTCGATGGCTTGAATATCTTCAACGAAGATAGCCCAAACAATCGTCTTTTCTGCTTCCGGCTTGTTCTCGTCCAAAAGCAGTTCCATTAACGCATCAACCTTCGGGTTGTTATGCGGGTCGATCTGCGCCGGGGAATCCGCGTCGTCGTACTTAACGTGGCCGGAAGTAATTTGCGCCAAGCGCAGAAGCCGAGTAAGAATATTGCTCGCTTCCATCTCGTTTACTTCGCCGGTCATTTCGTCCTCGATTTGAGCGAAAAGATCGTTGGCGACCTTATCGTAAATCTTGGACTGCTTCCCGGTCATTTTGACCTCGTGTACGTCGTACGTTTTATCCGGCAGTTGCAGCCCCGCTTCCTTCTTCGTGATGCGGAAACTAAACCGCGAAAGCCGTTCCTGCAATAGCGGGACATTAGCCAAGCGTGCGAGCTTCTTAAAAGCGCCGCCCGTAGCCGTCTGCCCAACGTCGATATAGTGCGCGTGGAAGTTTTTGAATCCCTTCCAGGTATAAAACCCAGAGGAACCCTCGCCCAACGCTTCAAGTTGAGCGTATAAATCCAGCGCGTGATTTGTAATCGGCGTTCCGGTTAAAGCCAGCACCCTACAGGGACGCATGATATCCCGTAGGGGATGCGCTTCCATCTCGTCACGGAATTTACGGATAGCCTTAAACCGTTTTGTACTGCTGTTCTTGAAGTAGTGGCTCTCATCATAAATTACCAAGTCCCACGCCGGGAGCTTGTAATAGTCTATGTCGTTGGCGAAAGAATCGTAAGAAGTAACGCAGCAAGTAAATGCCTTGCCTTCGAGCTTCTTTCCATTGTTTGCGTCCAAGATTGTTTTCACCCGGTTAATCTGCGAGCCGTTAACCCGCGCAACGTAACCGGGAACCGTGGCAAACTTCTGGAATTCGTACAGCCAATTCAAGCGTACTTGATTAGGGCATACTACCAGCACTTTCATAGGCTTACCGAAGGCCCCATAAATCTGCTGGGCTTCGATGTTTACACGCGCGATAGCCGTAGCGGTTTTACCCGTCCCCTGCTCCATAAACAGAGCGTAGGATGGTTGGTTTAAGCAGAGGGCGACGGCGGTTTTCTGGTAATCGGAAAGTGGGTACTTCTCCGTTTCCAGGTTCTCCATTTTCCCAACGCTTATGGGCATCGCTCCGTACAACTTAAAATCGGCTTGAAGTGTTGCCCGTTCGTTCTGCTTCTCCATGCCTATGCAGAAGCCAGCGAAAAGCATCGCGGTTTCCTGGTCTTCAAAGACTAAACGGTCTTTCGGCCAAACTGACAGTTTAGTAACCGAATAGTCCGTGATCGCAATACGCCGACGCTGATAGTTATAACTATCATGTTCATCCCGCCAGTTTTCGGGGATGTTTTGGATAAACGCAGAAGCCATATTGGACGGCCATCCGCCTGCGTTAATCGCAACGTGGGTACCACCCGCCGTAACGCATGTTTTCGCGTCCGCTTTCGGCGGCCAGTAGAGGTTATTAACACCCTCGGAATCACCGTCTAAGCGGTAATCCCGTGGGACGGCTTGCAGGGGTTCACCTGTTTTATTCTCGGCTATAAAATACAGCTTGTCTCTGTATTCCGTAGTCCCGAGAACCAAGTAATCCCGTGAGCGCAAACGCGGAGGCTTTAAAAACCTCTTTGTTGCCTCGGTTTCTACTAACATTATTCTTTCCTCCTATGAAAAGGGTTAGTTGGACAATTACTCCGCCGGGGATCGAACCCGGTTAACCCTGCAAATAACGTGCAGCGGAGTAGTTTAATTACTTTGTTTTCTCGTCCGCCGTGGCAGCGAGGATATCGCCGCCGTTTTCTTTGGCGATTTTCTCCCGATCTTCCGGGGTTTTGATCGGCAGCATATCAATCCAGATATCGCCGATTTTCTTTGATTTCTTCGCCGAGCCATCGGGCGCGTATTCGGTGATTTTATATATGTCCCATCGGGCGGTACGCATCGTATTTCTTTCTTTAATTAGTCGGCCAGGGAGCGGAACCACTCTTCGAATTTATCACCGGGAAGAATCCGCTGCATCCGCTTGATTGTTTCGTAAAGGGTAGCGATTTGATCCTTTTCGGTAAAGGTGCCGTCGAGAATCCGCGTCTCGCGCGTTCCTAAATCCGTGAGCTTTTCCACGGAATTGGCGATCATCTCGGGCGCCTTCGCCTGATCGGTTATTACTTGCGCGCGCTTCGCCTGGAGGGTTTTAATCTCGTCGTCGATTTCCGCGATGCGCACGTCCCCGTGATCGGTAACATAATTAAAGTGCGAAACAATCGCGTTATGCGCGCCGATTTCTTCGCGCGTGGATTCGAGAAATGATTTTGTCTGGGCTGGGGAGGTCATTTATTAACCTTTCGTGAGCGAGTTCTTTATTAAACTCGGTAAAGGATTGAAACAGAAAACCGACTAAACAGTATAGCACCTGAGCGGCGCCATTCAAGTTATTTAATGAAGACCATAAACCCTTGCGGTGTAACGACTTACGCCAGTTCCCCGGCTGGGACGCGATATGGGCATTCTTTAAGTAATCGTGGCCCATTGTTTAAACAAATGACGTGAATGTCTATGACAAAGCGGATGCTTGGGACGTGAGTAAAATATCGCCCTCTGTAGTGGGAGAGCAACCCCCATTACCGTTCCATTTAGGTGCGGGCACCCTCCAGTTTCTATGCCTGTTAGGGTAGGGTTTTGTTACCCCCCAGGGGGAAGGTAAGTAGTTAGTATATATGACTATAGGTACTTTCGGTAATAATAGATTGACATAGACAATACGGTAAAAGGTACGTTGATACCCTAACAAGCGTATCTTGAAGAGAGGAATTTTATGGCAGGGGTAGTGTCCGCAATGTCGTAGACAAACCAGTTCAACATTAAACAAACCAGTTCTGGACCTGGTTCTAAACCAAGTTCATTGCAGGCGTGTCGCTGACGCAGGGCCATTAGTTTAAACGACGGAGGAGCAGCGCCGTGCGTCTTACGTTGCGCTATTTAATAATGCGACGGAGGAGCCGTGTTCACTCGGACGCAATTATTACTTTAAGCGACGGAGGAGCACCGCCGTGCGCCTTTTCCTGGGGCCATTACTTTAAGCGACGAAGGAGCGTGCCCGTGTTCATGACGGCGCGCGATTAAATAATGCGACGAAGGAGCCCGTGCGCGTGTCTCTTTTCTTTGGCGTGCGCGTGTCTCTTTTCTGGGGCGTGCGCGTGTCTCTTTTCTGGGGCCATTAAAAAATACGACGAAGGAGCAGTTCCGTGTCTCTTTCCGCGGACCATTAAAAAATACGACGAAGGAGCGTGCGCGTGCCCGTGCCTCTTCGCGCATAGAACGCGCGCGCCGGGGCGGGGCAAATCCGGGGCGCGCGGTTGAGAATGGGTCTCAATACCGACGCGCTGCAAAGTACTCCGCGCTGCAAAGCACTTCGCGCTGTAAAGCACTTCGCGCTGTAAAGCACTTCGCGCGGTAATTGAGACCGGATCTCAATACCGACGCGCTCGCGCTTGCAATTAATATGCCGAAACCCGCGCGCAAAAAAGAATGCGCCCGAAACAGGGCACTTTTTTGAGCGCCGCGCGTAGCGCCCCTCAGAACGATTCTAAGCGCTCCGGATTCTAAATGACCCAGACCCCGCATTATAAATCCGCAGCGTTTCAGGGGTTTTGGCACGGTCATTGCTACGCGCGACGCGCGCGCACGATCTACTGACGCGACGCGCCGATTTGATCCGGGGCGCTGATCCGGGGTCGATCCGGGGCGCTGATCCGGGGTCGATCCGGGGTCAAAAAGAAACCGTTTCGAATTCTCATTTAGTACTTCCTATCCTGAGGAGCTTCCTTTAGTATCCCTCTGTCGGACGGGGTTAAACTCCCTGGTAGCGATTTGTCAGCGCGACCGACTACAGCAAAAGGAAGTTTGGGCCCGGGGTACCGGGGCGCGCGTAAACCGCGTTCCACTTGAGCGGGCCCGTAGGGCACGGTCACCATTCCTGATCACGCAAGCGGCGCAGGAAGCAACGACCATAGAGCCCGGCCCAATGCGAATCGACGTTATCCTCAAGCGCTTCAAGTGCACGCCGGATATCGATCCGCATTGGGGGCATAGAAGAATCTACTGTCGTCCACTTCAGAGGGATCGAATTCGATGCGCTTGGTAGCGCGTCATTTCTCGCGCCAAGGGGCGCAATACTCTGGAGTGTACGATGACAGTAGAAACCAACGAAACCGCCACAGGGCGCAAGGGCAGGCCGAAGAAGCCGCCCTATGACGTTTCCACGGCACAGGATGCCGATGGGAACGCTGTTCCTCTTGAGGATGGACGCCTTACGGCGATCCCGCTCAATTGGAGCGCGTCGGATGCCGCGCTGAAACGCGCATACTTCCATCCGCCTACGGGGACGAAGGGCAAGCTTCTTTTCTGGAGCGCGCTGGCCCACTGTGAAGACCGCATCTCGGAAATGCACGCCGCGAAAGCGGAAGCGCACCGGGAGAAGGTCGAGAACAATGGGATCGTCGATCCGGTCAAGAGGGCTGACAAGAGCATCAAGAGCGCCCTTAAGGCGCTCGCTGTTAACCCGTTAACCATGACGGGAGATGAGGCGCTCGCGCTCATCTTGAAAGCAGCTAACAGCTAAACGCGGTTTCGTTTCAACCAGAGGGGTGCGCGATACCAAGCGCGCCCCTCGCCCCTTTTCTCCTCGCGCTTCCAATTTTGAGCGCGGGATTGAGGAAGTAGGAGAACCCCAACTATGGGTTTCACTTTTCATTTTGAACGCATCGCATCTTCGGAAGGCTGCTCCGTTTGCAGGCTGTATATGGTGCAGCCGAACGGGAAGCGCATCTTTCTGACGCGGGGCTGGGTTTCATACTCAGACTGTGTTGAGGTTTACCGCGCCATCAAAGCGGCGGTAACCGCGTTGCAACCACTATGTGGTTTTTCGCTGCTCGCCCCTACTGAAGCACAGTGGGAAGCGTTCAACGCGGCGCCGCAAGTGAACCGCTAACGGCGGTAGATCAGGGGCGCGCGCTTAGCGGCGCGCGCCCCGCATCTTATACCCTGCGCGCAATTGGGCGCGCAGTTGTTCGGAGCATAGAAGTATGAGAATTCATAAGCACGAAGCACGCATTGCAGAGTTGGAATCCCAACTATGGGAAGCGCGAGATGAGCGCGACGAAGCGCGCAAGATCGCGCAGGATGTTGACGCGCAAGCGTACGAAGATCAGACGGAGCGCGACGAAGCCGAAAAGGAACGCGCGATGCGCGAACGTGATTGCGCCACAGCGCGCGAGAACGAAGCGAACGCGCTTCACGATATGGCGCGCGCCGAAGGTCGGCGCGACGTCTGGAAGGAACGCGCGCAGCGGTATTGGCGCATCGTCGAGCAGGCGCGCGCCGAGCGCGACGACGCGCGCGAGAACTGGTGTAACGCGCAGAACCGCGCAACGTATCTGCTCGCGGAAGTACACAGCGCACAGCGCGATACTGAAGCGCGGTTTGGAGCATAGAAGTATGAACGCACCATCTGAAACAGGTAGCGCGCCGCGCGGCGCGTCCTACGGCCCCCAAGTTTTCCGCGATGGGGGCGCGCCGCGCGGGTTTGAGCGGCATGACCCGGCACACTGTGACGCGCCGCGATGCGAGACACGCGCGACGCGCCGCAAGCGCGAGCGCGAGCGCGCCATCTCGCGCCGCGCCGAACGCGCGTTCAAGACGCGCCAACAATCGCGCGACGATCACGATTACGATCACGATCACGATCACGATCACGATCACGATCACGATCACGATCACGATCACGATCAGCGATGATCGTCAACCCCTGGAGCGATTCAAACCGTGTGCCAAACGCGGAATTGATCGCTCCAGGGGGGTCGCCCCGAAAGGGGTTATGACCGTTGAAAAAAGAAAGAAATAGTTTTTTCGGTTGTCATAACCCCCGTGCCACCAGGGGTTTACGGCAGTATGCGATGCAGCCTCTACGTGGAAACGCAATTCGCTTCAAGAAATTGTGTGTCTTAAACACGTTGATTAATCTGGAGCAGGGCATTTTTTAACTAAAACTTAGAGTAACAGATCAGCACGATAGTTATTTTTCTACTAGTCTCTTGCACCTCTCTTCATCCTATGATACAAAGCTACTAGAGGCGTCTTGCCTCCGAGATCCCTGGGTATGGGAGCGCATTTGTGTCCGAAGTGCAATTATTAACCAGCCACGATATTACATTATTTTGTGATACTTGGTACTTAACTAAAAACTTTCATCAAGCCTGCAAAGCAATTGGACGGCATAGGGAATATGTTGAGATCGCAATCGAGAGACAGGAGTCTTTTAGAACTGCGTTAGTCCGATGCCAGGAAAGAGCGGTTGATGATATTGAAGCTACGATCATTGATCGGGCTGCAAATGGTTGGCAAGAAGAAGTTTACTTTAAAGGCGAGTGCGTAGGATCAAGGACAGTGTATTCACCGACCTTAGCGTTAAAGGTGTTGCAGGTCAAGCGGCAGTCTTGGCGTGAAATGGAAGATAACTTAGATATCGCTGGAACATTAAAGCAAATTATTCAAGGCATGGATATCTCGGTTCCAAAAGTATATCAGATTGAAAATGTTAACTGATAGGTGGTACACTTTAAGACCGCATGAAGGGCAAGCAAAACTGTTCCATTCAGGAGCGCGGTTCCTGGTTGCAGCATGTGGGCGAAGATCGGGGAAGACTGAGTTAGCGAAAAGAAAAGGCGTTCAACTTAGTTTAGCGATACCAAGAACAAACGGAAGATTTATGTTTGCTGCTCCAACGCGAGGGCAAGCAAAGGAAATTTTCTGGGAAGACTTAAAGTTATTAATGCCTTCGGCAGCGGTTGACACCATTTACGAAGGTACTTGTACCATCAAACTAAAGAATGGTAATCGTGTTCTAGTGGAGGGATTAGACAGACCACAGAGGATCGAGGGAAGCCCGTTAGATTGGATATGCGTGGATGAGTGCGCGGACGTAAGGGAAACCTCATTCAATAGGCATATTCGACCAGCATTAGATACTGTTGGTAGGCCAGGAGCGGCTTGGTTAATTGGGGTTCCTCGTGGTAGGGGTTACTTCTACAAGATGTTTCTGAAAGCGCAAGAAGCAGCTAACGTAGATTGGGAAAGTTATTCTTGGCCTAGCTCGGATATCCTCTCCCCGGAAGTTATTAGTGCTGCACGGGCTGACCTTGATCCTCTGACTTTTGCTCAGGAGTATGAAGCTACTTTCTTAAATCCATCTGGAAGAGTTTACTATACTTTTGATCGAGGTGTCCACGCAGCTAGAGCATTAGCTTATGACGACAGGTTTCCACTTATATTCTGCTTCGACTTCAATGTTGATCCCGGAATTGCTTTGGTATGTCAGGACCGCCCATGTGACGAGGAAACGCCGGGAATTGTTACCCACTGTATCGGTGAAGTCTATATCGAAAACGACTCGAACACCGAAAGAGTTTGTAATAAATTGGTTGAGTCCTGGGGCCACCATAAAGGAACGATAGAGCTTTATGGGGATGCTTCAGGAGGCGCAAGAAAATCATCTGCTACAACGGGCACAGATTGGGATATAATCAAAGAAGTGCTTAGGTCAGCAGGTTTGCAGATCAAGACACGAGTTCCGAGAAAGAATCCTGCGGTAAAAAGTCGTGTTAATGCGATGAATCGGA